TTATTCCAGCAAATAATAGCAGTGCAAAAGAAAGAAACACTACAACGATTGAATATATAGACGTCTTTTTCCATTTGCTTAGTTCTTTGCCTTTAGCTTTCTTAAAAATCCATCCAATTGTTGACACGATAAATAGTACAATTGCTATTAAAAATACTAAAAAAGACAATACCCCTAATGTTTCCACAACAAATTCCTCCAAAAATAGAATTTCAGCTTTTAGCGACATCCGTATCTGGTCTTATGTAAGTATAATACCGCTAAATATGTAGAACGTGTGTTCTTTTTAACGCATAAGTATAGGAGCAATAAGCTCCTATAATATAACTCTGCCTATAATACGTACCTGGTCATCTTTAACATGACGTGGTTCGTATTTTTTGTTAATTGATCGTAAGATGACTTCATCGGAAGTGTAGTCGTAGTAAATTTGCTTACAAGTAACACCGTCTCCATCAATTTCAACGATAGCAATTTCACCATTCTCAACTTCTTCTTGCTGATGGTAGAAGATAATTTGACCATCGTGAATAAGTGGTTCCATCGAATCGCCTTGTATACGGATGGCTGTGTCAGCCCCATGTGGCACGTCAGTGAAGTCGTCGTGTTCGATTTCTACATCACCATAAGTCAATTCAGTAGGGTTAGCGGCTGACTTACCAACGAGTGGCAAGTTAACAACTTTACCATTTTGTTCTTTCAGTTGATTGTCAGCGTAGTTGTAAACATTTTGCTGACGATCGGGCGTTAACATTTTGTTAATTCTTATTATTTTTTTATCACTGTTAGTTAATGGGAAAACTTCATCTTTTTCAAATCCAAGAATGTACTCAGGAGTAGTGTGTAATGCTTTAGCGAAAACGTCCACATTATTTAACGGAAACTCTCTAGTTTTATTGAAATATCTGGACAATGCTGATTTGGCCATGTTTACACGTCTAGCCAGTTCACTGAGTGTTAAATTTTGCTCATCCTTTAATTTTACTAATGTGTCAACTATTTCATTGTTTGTTCTCAACATAATCCCTCCTTAGTTAATGCACACATTATAGCACCGTTCCCAAACGGAAACAATCAATATAGCAAATAATCTTTATGAATTTTTTTGAGACATTTTGTTGACAATTGGGAACGATTGCGATATTCTTTAATCGTTCCCAAACGAGAACGAAAGGAGATGGCAAAAATGTCAGTAGATTTGAGACGAGTTAAGGCTGAAAGAGTTGCTAAGGGGTATTCGCAAGAATATATGGCAAAGATGTTGGGCTGGAAAAGTAGAGCAACATATTCCAAACGAGAAACTGGAAAAGTTAGCTTGGGAGCTGACGAGCTTGCAAAGATAGCAAGTGTACTAGGATTCTCTAACGATGAACTAGGAATTTTTTTTACAATAACCGTTCCCAAAAGAGAACGAAACTAGAAAGGAATGATCCATATGAATGATTTAGTAATTATGAAGAATAAGCAAGCTGTTACTAGTAGCTTGCAAGTGGCAGAGGTATTTGAAAAGAACCATCGAGATGTTTTGAAAGCTATCACTAATCTTAAAAAAGATGTGCGCAATTTTGCGCAGATGTTCAGTGAAACAAATATTCCAGATAGCTACGGCCGTAATCGCCGGGCTTTCTACATGAATCGTGACGGTTTCACTTTGCTAGCAATGGGATTCACGGGAGATAAGGCACTTAAATTCAAGCTTCAGTACATTGAGGCATTCAACTCTATGGAAGAACAAGTTAAATTGCCAACTTCACCGCGCGAGATTGCGAGATTGGCACTCCAAGCCAATGAAGAAACTAATCAGCGCCTAGATAGTGTGGAGGGCGATGTGAAAGACCTCAAAGAGAACCAAGTTATTCCTAATCCTGAATATAGTGCGCTTAACCGGCGTGTTAATCAGCGCGTGTCGGAAGTCGCACATAGCTATGGTCATATCACACAGAAACAACGAGGTGAGCTGTTCAAAGATATTGGCAGTGGAATCAAGAAGATTGCTAACGTGAGTGCTCGGTCAATGCTACGCAAGAAGGACTACCAGATGGTAATGGACTTCATCAACGATTGGGAGCCGTCTACAGCAACTAAAACGATTATTCGGCAGACGTCACTTAGATTCGACAAAGAGCCAGCATAAGAGGATTAGCAATATGAAATTAGAAAGGAGACTCTATTATGCAAGCATTAAAAGTGGCAGCAGTTCCGATGCACGTTAAAAACATGGATAAATATGTATTAGTTGATACAGATGCATATAACAAGCTACTGGATCAGACTACACATGGACGTACATGGATAATGGACGATTTACGTATCTGGTGTGGAGACAAATCGATTAAATGGATTAAAGAAAATATCCTTGAAAATCCAAAATACAGCCGACAGATTGGCAGAATGGAGCAACAAGGTCAAATAATTCACAAGGGACGTGGTAGCGCCTGGAAGTTTAAGGCTAGCGTGATGGCTGACTTTTTGGAATCTCATTGGGAGGAATTGCCGTGGTAGAAGTAGCGGTATTAACCTGGGCGCTAACATCCGTATGGTACAAGCGCCGAGAGATTAGAAACTGGTTTGGAATTTAGGAGGAAACGATATGTATGGAGAAGACATTGAGCACGCGTTAAGAGCACGTAAGTATAACGCGATTCGTGCAGATGAACGTGAGCTGATTAACGCTATCACGTACGATACAGATAGAATCATTAAGCGGCGCCCGTGCTTTGGCTATTCAGAAGAATTTATTGGCGAATTACAAGAACACGATATTAATGTTTGCGAGCCAGATGGAAATTCTGATGAGAACTGGACGTTTACATTGCCAACAATGTATTAGGAGGAATAATCATGAAAGTTCATGTAGGTGATCGAGTGAGTTACAAGGCAGAGTATAGTTGTGGCCAATTAATACGAGAAGCCGGAGTTGGTAAAGTAGTGGATATTAAAAAAATCCCGTTCACATTGCGCACTCAAAAAGATGTGGCTGTAGTTGAACAAAATGGACAGCAATTCGAGATTATTACCAATGGTATTCAAGTGCTCAAGTAGGAGGAATGATCATGCAAAAAGCATCAATTTTACCACTCCACGAGTGGAAACGAGCACAAAAAAAGCCATCGCTAGTAGCGGCTAACGATGGACTAATGGAAGAGATGATTAGTACCAACATCTACTCTATTCCAAAGCAGTCTCGTTTGCAAGTGCTAAGAAAGCGAGGACGGTAGTTATGGAAGAAATCGTGAACAATCACATCAAGTTTCTAAAGCATGTTATCAACAGTGTTTGGATCAGTGATGGTGAATCGCTGGTCAAGTTGTACAAGATGTTGGATAAGAGTGAAACAGAATTGAACGAATTACGGGGGTTAATTTGATGATCAATGAATTGCTTAAAGAAGAGCTAAAAACGGTTAATGATCGTGAACAAGAAGGCTTTAAAATTAATTCGCTACAGTCTGCTGACTGGGCAATGCGTAAGCTACAAGCAATCGAGAAACATGATCAGGAAGTCAAAGAAGCAGCACAAGCAGATATTGATCAAACAATTGCTTGGCGGGATCGTAAACTTACTGAAAATGAATCTAGTCGAGAATATTTCCACGGATTGCTGAAGGATTATCTATATCGTGAACGTCAGCATGACAGTAAATTCAAAATCGATACTCCACATGGGAAAGTCACGACTCGTAAGACACCGGCAGGTCTGAATTATGATGAAACAACGGTACTAAAGTCATTACGAGACCAAGGAATTAAAGAACTTATTAAAACCAAGGAAACCATCAAAAAAACTGATTTAAAGAAGTCCGGAACGATTATTAATGGAAAATTCGTGCTTGAAGATGGACAGATTGTTGATGGTGTAACTGAGAAGCCAGCCAGTGAATCCGTTAAGTTTAGTTTGTAGGAGGCAAAATGAAGTTTTATGCGGACGGAAACATTCCGGTGATACCCAATATGTACTTCATATATGGTGATGGTGGTACCGGTAAGACAAGTGTAGTGAAACAGTTTGTAGGTCACAAGTTGTTGTTCAGCTTCGATATGTCGAGCAATGTTTTGATTGGCGATAAGAACGTCGATGTTATTATCTTTGAACATCGTGACATGCCAAATATCCAGGCAATGGTTGAACAATATGTCATGCAAGGAATTTCAGATGCTAAGTATCAGGTGATTGTATTAGACAATATCACAGCACTTCAAAACTTGGTATTAGAAAATATTGATAATGCTGCTAAGGACAATCGTCAGAATTATCAAAAATTACAATTATGGTTTCGTGATTTGGGAACCATTTTAAAAGAAAGTGGCAAAACGATTTATGCTACTGCTCATCAACTTGACAACGGATCATCAGGAATTAGTGGCGAGGGTCGTTTTCAAGCTGATATGAATGAAAAAACATTTAACGCATTTACTTCGATGTTCGACCTAGTAGGCCATATTTACTTGGCAGCGGGTGAACGAATGATTGATCTGGATCCAGAAAAAGGAAATCACGCTAAAAACCGATTAGATGATCGCAAATTGATTAAAGCTAATGAGCTAATTCAGTCAGAAAAAGGAGAGAAATAAAAATGGCACTATTTACAGTAGATACAAATAATATTCTCGGACAAGCAGTGGAGGAGGCCGGAACATACAATGTGGTGGTTGCTCCTAGTTCTCAATACACGACAACTCAACAAGCCGGGAACCCAATGGCAGTATTTGATTATGAAGTGCTCGATGGAAAATATAAGGGTGGCCGAATTCGATTCGACAATGAAGTGTGGGATACCAGTACAGAGGAGAAAGGTAATCTTTCGATTAAACGGTTTAACACGATTGCGGTTGCCCTAGGCGCAGCTAATGGGACTTCATTTGATTCGATTCAGCAATTTGTCTCGCAAGCCGTTGGCAATAAACTGGCTGTCACGGTCGATTGGGAAACTGGTCAAAACGGTAAAACTTATTTAAGCGTCAAAAGTCACAAACCATTTATGCAGGATGGTAGCAAACCAAATGGCGTTAAGCGACCAGCAGGCAGTAGCAATACAGGAAATAGTGGCTTTGGCAATCACAAAAGCACAAGTGGTGGTTTTGGAACGACGACTAATAAGCAACAGGGTAATGGATTCAGCACTCCAGCAAGTAGTAACGCTGGTAATGTGCAAGCCCCAGGATATAGTAATCAATCAGCTAATAGTTACCATGGCGGTGGGTTTCCCCCAATTCCAGACGAATCGCCCTTCTAATTTAAACTGTTTATTAAATAAAGCTTCCAAACATTGGGGTGACTAGATGCAACAGTCACGAGCGCAGTTAATTGAGCAGGATGGTCAATACTATTTGGTTACACGGTTAGATGAGAAGCCTAATTTAGACCATATAGAGAC